AAGGTGTAAACGAAAGGCTACCCAATGGGTAGCCTTTTTTTGTGCGCGTTTGTAACGACAAATCGACTCTAAAAATGTCGCCAGCGCCCCATCTAAAATGGGCGCATGGGTATTTTGACTGGCGTTGACATGGCGACATTGAGCACTTGGCTTACCGAGGCTCAAACCGCTTACAACTCGCTGAACACTGGCGCGCAGGTCGTGAGCATCGCCACCGGCGATGAGCGCGTAACGTTTACCGCCGCGCAAGTCGATCAACTCCGGCAGTACATCAATGAACTGATCAGCGCCATTGCCGCGCTGGCCGGCACGACTCGCCGAAAGGGCGTCTACATCACCGGTGGGAAAGGGCTATGAGCACCGGCAAGGTGACGCCACTACGCGCCGTGCGCATGAAAGCCTTTGAGGCCACCTCAACAAGTAAGCGCCTTGACGATTGGGACCGTACTTCATTCGGACCCAATGCGGTCAACGACGATGCCGATATTTCCCGCGCGCGCTCACAAGATTCTGTTCGCAACAATCCTTGGATCAATAACGCGCTGGATTTGATCGTCACGAATCAAGTCGGTTGCGGGATTCAGCCGCGCCCGAAGATAGACGATGCTGGTTTGCGCGCCGATACGATGGAACTGTTCGGCTTCTGGTCCAGCGAATGCGATGCAGACGGAGTGCTCGACTTCTCGGCTTTGCAACCGTTGTGGGCACGGTCACGGGTTGAATCGGGGGAGGTCTTTATCCGGTTTCGCCCGCGCCTCCTGTCCGATGGCCTGACAGTCCCGCTGCAAATCCAGACTCTAGAAGCGGACATGTTGCCGATTCACCATAACGGCAACAACGGTGGAAACTCGATTCGCCAAGGCATCGAACGTACACCCTTTGGAAAGCGAGTGCGTTACTGGTTCTATCGAGAACATCCCGGCGACCGCTATTCGAGCGTCTCTCTCGCTGGAACGGTCCCGGTTCCGGCTGAATCGATCCTGCACCATTATCGGCCGGCGCGCCCTGGACAATTGCGTGGAGAACCGGGAACGATCAGTTCGCTATTGCGCGCCCGCAAGCTCGATCTGTATGAATCCGCAGAACTGACCCGCAAGCAGAACAAAGCCAAATTCAACGGCGCGATCTACCGAGATACCGACGAAGACAACCCTCTCACCGATGGGGCTATCAAGACTGAAGACGGACGCGCGTTGGTGGATGTCGAGGAAGGATACCTATTGCAGTTGGGACTCAACGAAAAGATCGAGTTGTACGGCGGCGATACCGGAAACTCCGGCGCGATTGATTTCATTCGCACACACCTACGCGCTATTGCTGCTGGCATGGGTGTTCCGTATGAATTGATGACCGGCGATTACGAAGGGACGAATGACAGAATCATGCGCGTCATTCTGAATACCTTCTACCGCCGGCTTGAAATGGCGCAAGACCTATTGGTATCGCAAGTCCTGCAACCCATCTGGGCCGCCTTTCTTGATGCTGCCGTACTCTCGAATGCATTGAGCATTCCCGGTTATTTCGATAATCGCCGCCGATGGCAACGTTGCGAATGGCGCGCCCATGCCTGGAGTTATGTCAATCCGCTGCAAGAAGCAGAGACTCAAAAGCTGCTGGTAGATGAGGGATTTGAGTCTCGATCCGCTATTGTCGCATCGCGCGGATGGGATGTTGAAGACGTGGACCAACAGCAGTATGCGGATAAGCAAAGAGAGAAGAGTCTTGGCTTGGAATACGGAAAAGATCGTGCTTCTAAAAATCAACAGGACACGCCAAATCCATGAAAAAGACCCCGATCAAAAGCTGGTATCGAATCCGCGCGGCTCGAAAGACTGCTGAGATTCGGATTTACGAGGAAATTGGCGCTTGGGGGATCACGGCAAAACAGTTTGCCGATGATCTTGCCGCGCTGGGCGATTTAACTGCAATCAACGTGCGCATCAACTCGCCCGGCGGCGATGTGTTTGAAGCGCTGGCGATCCATAACGCCTTGCAGCGCCACTCCGCCAAGGTCACGACCTACATTGACGGCCTTTGTGCATCGGCGGCAACGATCATCGCGCTGGCCGGCGATGAAACGCAATGGTCAGCAATGGAATGTACATGATTCATGAGCCATGGATGTTCGCTGGCGGCGACGCGGAAGCCATGCAAAAGAGCGCCGATCTGCTGAATACCACCGCCGAACAGATTGTTTCGATGTACGCCCGCAAGACCGGACTGACCGCCGATGAATTGCGCGCCAAGATGCAGGATGAAACCTGGATGACGGCGCAAGAAGCATTGGACGAAGGTTTTATCGATGTCATCGATGAACCGCTGCGCGTCGCCGCGAAGGCGCACGATCTATCCAGATTTACCCATCCCCCGACTATGACCAAGGAGGCCGCCATGGCTGACCCAAATCCGCCAACCACTCCATCGCCTGTGACCCCAACCTCGCCGCCTCCCGATCCGGTGCCGGTGGTCCCACCCGTAGACCCAGTTCCGCCCGTCGAACCGGTCGAGCGCCCCATGGAGCCGGTGGCCCTCGCCCGCATGTGCCTTGCAAAGAACGAACCGGGCTTGACGCCGGTCCTGCTGGCGACTCCGCATACCGAGGCGCAAGTGACCGCACGGTTGGAGCAAGCGACCGCGATTCGCAGCTTATGCGCCGCCGTGCGATTGTCCGACCAAGCCGATGCGCTGATTGTCGCCGGCAAGACCACGGATCAAGCCAAGCTGGCGCTGTGGGATGTGCTGGCCTTGCGCGATCAAGCCATGCCGACTATCGACCCAACGCCGCCGTCTCCCATCCCGGAAGGGCTTCCCATCGAGCAGCGCTGCGAAATGGAATGGCAGCGCAATCCGACCCTACGCGCCGAGTTCGGTGACTTGTCGATTTATCAAGCCTTCGCCCGCGCGCAAGATGCTGGGCGCGTCAAAGTTTATGGAGGGTCGCAATAATGGCACTTGCCGCTAATACCCCGCGCGTTTACGAGCTGGGCGACATCAATGAATTGACCGTCGATACCGGCGTGACGATCTACGAGGGCGCTTTCGTCTTCGCTAAGAAAGCCGATGGTACCGCCGTGGTCGCTAGTCCGGCCATTTCCACCCATGCTTTCGCTGGCATCGCTATTGAAGGGGCAACAGCTGGGAATCGAGTCCGTCTGAAGGATCGAGGAAAGGTCGTCATGGCTGTCACCGGTGCTAGCGCAGCCAGCGTTGGCGCGATTGTCTACGCGAGCGCCGATGACACGCTGACCCTGACCGCCAGCACCAACGTACCGGTGGGCTATGTCTCCAGGCACGTTACGTCCACTACCTGCATTGTCGAGTTCCGCGCTACCGCCGAACGCGATACCGCCGTTGCTTGAGGATAACTGATCATGGGTGCTGCAACGCTTGGCTCAAGAGCCATTATCGGGCGATTCTACAAAGCCCTCGAACAAGATGCCGGCATGGGATGGGTCGATCCTGTTTCCATGCTGTTCACTTCCGATCAGGCGAGCGAAACCTATGCCTGGCTGGGCCAATCGCCGGCCATGCGCGAATGGATCGGCGGACGCGAGGCTAAGGGGTTCCGTGAGAATGGGATCACCATCGCCAACAAGAAGTACGAGGCCACGCTGGAAATTCCACTGGACTGGATGCGTCGGGACAAGACCGGGCAAATCCAAGTTCGTATCGATGAAATGGCGCAGCGAGCCAATGCCCATTGGGCGAAACTGCTGACCGCGCTCATCGAAGCGGGCGAGGCCGCGACGCTGGGCACTTGCTATGACGGTCAGTATTTCTTTGATACCGACCATTCGGAAGGCGATAGCGGAACGCAATCCAACGACATCAGCGTTGACATCACGACCACCACCGCGCCAACGGCGGCGGAAATGGAAACGGCGATTCTGACCGCGACCCAGAAAATCATGGGTTATAAAGACGATCAGGGCGAACCGATGAACGAAGCGGCCCGGTCGTTCGTGGTCATGGTCCCAACGACGTTTATGAGCGCCGCTGCGGCGGCGTTGAACAATCCTATCATCACCACCGGATCAACCAGTTTCACGAATACATTGGTGAATCTTGGCGGTTTCAACTATCAGATAGCGATTAACCCGCGCCTGACTTGGACCACAAAATTTGCGCTGTTCCGGGCCGATGGTGGTGTGAGTCCGTTTATCCGTCAGGAAGAGGAATCGTTGCAGATTTCCGCCCTGGCGGAAGGTAGCGAGGAAGAGTTCAAGAACGACCGGCACTTGTATGGCATAAAAGCCATGCGCAATGTTGGATTCGGATACTGGCAGAAAGCCTGCCTGGTCACGTTCACCTGATATGAGTCTCTTTGACACCATCATGGCGACTGCGGGCATGCCCGCAATTCGCCGGGTGTTGGGGGATGAGGTGACTTATACCACCGAGGTCGGTTCTCCCATATCCACCTGGGCCATCTTCTCGAAAATCTCCGAATATGCCGGTCAATACGAAGATCGTCTTGAAACCCGTGACGTGGCGAAATTGCCGGTAGCTGATGTTCCGCGCCCGGTGGCCGGCGGTACGTTGACGTTAGGATCGACGGTCTATCGGATTGGAAAAGTCACGGATAGTAATAAGCGGTTTGTGACGGTGCTCATCAAGGCAGAGTCATAATGGCAACCAAAGTCCCGGCTATTCTCGATGTGCTGGCCGCAAGAATGGCTTCTATCAGCGGTATTGTGTCGGTCTATCGTTTGCTGGATGGTAGACCGCTGCAAACTGAAGATGATGACGATTTGCCGGCCGGCGTCATTCGGCTAGTTGGCGATACGCCGGAAAGCTGGCGGGGCGGCGATATGCGGGTGGCGCTGAACGTCTACACCGAAATATTCATGATTGCCGACGCCGTTGCGGTTGATGCGCAACTCGCTGGATGGTTGTATGCACTGCGCGCTGCATTGAATCTGTCCGAAGATAAACCGTTTAATGGTTTGTTGCGAGCTGACAACGCCATTGAATTACAGTCAGCCAGTTACGTTTATCCAGACCAGCCTGGCGATTACGCCATGGTCCGGCAACCACTGATTTTAAGGCTCGTCGAAAATTACTGAGGATTTCACTATGTCTCTAACTCCTTCTACTTACACGTATATTGGGAAAGGCAAGATCGGTATAGAGAAGACTGCGGCCGGCGGTGGGCATCGCTATGTTGGCGGGTCGCTCAAGCTGTCTCTGGCCATTTCGACCGAAGATAAGACCACGCCGAACTTGGAAACGGCTGGTGGCGGTAATCTCAACAAGATTTCCCGCATTAAGGACATGACCGGCACGCTGGAATTGCAGGAATACACGGCTGACAATCTAGCGCTTGCTTTGCGCGGATTGTTCACGTCAGAGTCGTCTGGCGTGGTCTCGGCTGAAGCGCACACGATGTATACCGGCACGATCAACCTGCTAAGTTATTTGCGGGATACCACGGTAGCGGCTATTCCAGTTATCGCTGTTTCCGCCGCGCGGGCGAATACCACGGCGTACGCGGTGGGCGCTACGATTCTTGCGGCTGCCGTTGTCTACCAATGCACCACGGCTGGCACCAGTGGCGGCAGTGCGCCTACTTTCAATGCCACGGTTGGGGACACGACCACGGATGGCACCGTGACCTGGACCTCTCGCGGCGCCGTGACGATGGTGGACGGGACCGATTATCAGGTTGGAGTATCGGCGATTGAAATCCTGCCCACCGCGAGTCGATTTGCAGGCGGGTTGCCGGTAACGGTGGGCTACACGAAAAACAATGCCTATCTAGTGCAATTACTGACCGATTCTCAAGCTGATTACAGCCTGGTATTCGACGGCCTGAATGAAGCCGATAGCGGTATGCCGGCTCCATCCAAACTGCACAAAGTCAAGTTCACTCCAACGACAGGGCTTGATCAAAAGGGCGATGACTTCGGTACGCTATCGCTGTCGTTCGAAGTATTGCCGGATACGACGATCAGCGGCACCGGGCTGAGCCAATACGGGTTATTCCGGGTGGCGCGGGCGTAATCCTAACTGAAGGCGATGTGATATGGTCGGGTCATCCGTCGTTGTTGAGTTGCTTCTCAAAGCACGCGATCTGGTCAGTTCCCCGATTCGTGGCATTGTTTCCGTTCTGAAGTTTCTTGATTCGGAAATCTCGGTTATTGCCGGCAAGATTCGTGGCGCCTTTTCCGGTCTGTTCGGCGGCGGGCTGGACGGTTCCAAGGAATTCGAGGCCCAGCTCGACAAGGTACAGGCCAAGGGCGACTACACCGCCGAAAGCATGGAGCAGCTCAAAAAAGCGGCGGTCGAGGTCGGTGCCAAGTTCGGACTGACCGGCACCGAAGCTGCTCAAGGCATGGAGTCCCTGGCCGCCGCCGGACTGAATGCCACGCAAGTCATGCAAGCCCTGCCGCCGGTGCTGGCGCTGGCCAAGGCCGAAGGGATCAGCATGGACGCGGCGGCGGAGAAACTCTCCGACTCGCTGTCGATCATGGGGCTGGGCTTCGAACAGGCCGCGCGCATGGCCGACGTGCTGGCCAAGGGCGCGAACGTCAGCACGACCAACGCCAGCGCCTTGGCGCAAGCCCTGTCCACCGCCGGCGGCATCGCTCGAACGGCGGGTTTGGACCTTGAACAAACCGTCGGTGCGTTGTCGGCGCTCGCCAACGCGGGCATCAAGGGCGAGCGCGCCGGCACCGCGCTGGCCGCCATACTGACCCAGCTCACCAACCCCGCCAGCGCCGCGAGCAAAGAACTTTCCGCGCTGGGTATCACCACCCGCGACCTGGGCGAGGTCGTCGGGCAACTGGCCGCTAAGGGTGACTCCAGCAACGCGGCGATTCTGGCCTTTGGCGAAACCGCCGGTCCGGGGCTGCGGGCGCTGATCGGGCAGGGTCAGCAATCCCTGATCGATCTGACCGGACAACTGCGCAACGCCGACGGAGCGGCGCAACAGGCCGCCGATGGCATCGGCGGGAACCTGAAAGGGGCGCTACAAGCGCTGCAAAGCACTTGGGACAACATCAAGACCGCGTTGCTGGAGCCCGTTCTTGAGCCACTGACCCAGGCCGCCAACGATGCGGCAAAATCGCTCAATACCGGGCTGAACGATGGCGCGCTCAAGCCCATTCAGGGTGCGATCAAGTCGTTTGCCACCAACACGATCCAAGCGGTTCGTGACTTTATCGGCAGCTTCGACTTCACGTCGAGCAAGCAAGCCGTAGACGAGTTCGCGAAGGATGCCGAGGCCGCGTTCGGCAAGATCGGCACCGCCGGACGCGCCGCCGGCGATGTCGTGACCATCGCCTGGAACGCGGTGACCGCAGGGTTCAGCACTGTCGGATCGGCGCTGTTGGCGGTCGCCGCCAGCGCGGTGCAGACCTTGGCGAACATGGAAGAGGTGGCCAGCAAGATCGGGCTGGGCAGCCAGCAGCGCGCCAACGAGCTACGCGAAACCGCCAACGGTCTTCAGGCCAAAGCCTCCGAACTGATCCAGCAGGTTGCGACGGATGGGCGGGAAATGCAGGCCGCTTATGCCCGCCTGACCTCCAGCGCAACCGACGCGGCTGAGGCAAACCGAAAACTGAAAGACAGCCTGCCCGCAGCCGAACTCCAGGAAATCAAGCGCTCGCTCGAAGACTATACAGTAATAGCGGCGCGTGCGAACGCCGCAGCACAGCAAGCCAAAAAGGATTTCTGGGACAGCAAGATCTCGATGGAGGCTATGGTGCAAGCGGCGGATGCGGCCGCCCTGGCCAATCAGGAACTAGCGACAGCGACGGCAGCAGCGCAGGCAGAAAGCAGCAAAGCCGCCGAGCAGCATAAGAAGACAGCGGTCGAGCTTGAGGCCGAAGCCACAAGCTCACAGAAAGCGGCAGATCGATACGGGGAATATGTGGGCGCGCTGGAGCAGTCCGGCAATGCCCAAGCCGCCGCTCTTCGATCTGAGATTGCGCTGGCTCAAGCCAAGGGAGATACCATCACTGTTGCGGCGAAGAGCGTCGAACTCGCAAAGCTCGAAGCAGAAACATCTACCAAAGTCGCGGAGGAAAAAAAGGAAGCAGCCAAGGCGGCGCAAATCGCGGTCAAAGCCCAAGAGGCTTACCTCAAGTCCATTGGCGGCGGGACCGAAGCGCAGAAGGTGGATCTTGAGGTCCAGAAAGCTCGTGCGGTGCAGATGCTGGCAGAGTCTGCCCAGGCAACAGCCGATGCAGAAATAAAAGACCTACTCGCAAAGAAAATAAAAAATCTAACTGACGCCAAGGAAGAAGATACTGGCGCAACAAGGATTAATACAGCGGCGGCAAAAGAAGGTGCCGAGGCCACCAAGGAACAAGCCAAGACCTACACCCTCATGGAAGATGCGGCCACCGGTGCCCTTCGCGAACTGTCCGGGTTGTCGGACGGAATGAACCGGCTGGTGTCTGAAATGACCCGCGCGGACGACATTGGGAAGCAGTTCGGGCATCAATTCCGAGACGAACTAGGAAAGCTACAGCTTCAGCTCACGCAGACGAACGAAGCCATCGAACACAACTCTCGCATTGTCGGTACGAACGCGGACGCTTTCGAGCGCAACGCAAATATCGCGAACACAGCGCGCAAGATGTATCTCGAACAAGCTGTGGCCGCAACCGAACTCGCTGGGCGGCTGACAGATATTAGCGAGAGCGGCGATGCCAGCGCCGGATCTCTTGAAGCGACGACACGCGAAGCAGAACGTGCAGCGACC